CAGTAACAATTAACCGCGTATTTGATGAGCTAGAAGTTACCGCAATGGGTGACAACTCTCACAAGTTCGTTAAGGGTCTAGAGTCATCAACAGTCACAATCGACTTCCTAAATGACACAGCATCAGCGAATGTATTGGCAACACTACAGGCAGCATGGGGAACAACTGTAACCGCAGTATTCCTACAGACAAAGGGAACAGCAGTCTCAGCGACTAACCCTCTATACACAGTCTCATTGCTAGTCAATAACACAACAGACATCAATGGTGCTGTTGGCGATATTGGCACACAGTCAATCACATTTACTGCTAACTCAACAGTTGCAGTAGCATCAACAGGCACATTCTAAACAAACTATAAAGGGGCAAACTCATGGCAAAACTAAAGATAGTTCGACAAGATGGAAGCGTACTAGAAGGCGAGATTACTCCAGCTGTGGAGTACTCATTCGAGCAGTACGCAAAAAAGGGCTTCCACAAGGCGTTCCGCGATGAAGAAAAGCAGAGCGATGTCTATTGGTTAGCATGGGAAGTAACACGCAGAGCAGGTGAATCTGTTAAGCCTTTCGGTATGGATTTCATTGAGACACTTAAAAGTGTCGAGGTGCTTGATTCAGACCCTTTAGCTTAAAGCGCGATCTTCCGTTCACCTATCTAATCGCTAGACTAAGCATTAGATTGGGAATCGCGCCACAGCAGTTGTTAGATCTAGATAAGACCATGCTCGATGCACTTGTGCAGGGGCTTAAAGATGAAGCGAAGGAGTCTAAAGATGCCAGCAACCGTCAAAGGCGGCGTTGAGCTTCGCAAGGCTTTACGCAAGTTTACTCCTGATCTAGCAAAAGAAACACAAAAGCAAATTAAGGTAGCGATCCAGCCTATTTCTAAATCGGCTAAAGGTTATGTGCCAGATCGCGGAGAAGTGTTAAGCGGATGGTTGCCTCGTCAAATGTCAGAGGCAACTTTTCCATTCTTTAATCCTTCTTTGGTTAAGGCTGGTATTGGATACAAGACAACTCCATCGAAACCTAATTCAAGAGGGTTTAGATCTCTTGCCCAAGTTTTCAACAAAACTAGAGCTGGAGCGATATACGAAAGAATGGGCAAGGTCAAACCTGACAGCAGATTTGTTCTCAATCAAGATGGCAAGTTGCGCGCACCTCTTAAAGGTAAAGGCCGCATGCAAGGTCGTGTTCTTTATCGTGCTTATGATGAGAATAATGGCAAAGCTAGAGAAGGTGTTCTCAAAGCCATTTCAGTATCAGCTGATAAGTTGAATGCTAGAGCTTCGGTGAAAGGTTAATCATGGCAAATGTAGTCATTGATATTGCAGCGGAGTTCACGGGCAAAAAGGCTTTTAAGCAAGCCGAGACTTCTACAGAAAAACTTACTAGAAATGTCAAACAATTAGCAGGTGCTTTAGGTCTTGGTTTTGGTACTGCTCAGGTTATTGCTTTTGGCAAAGCATCTGTTAAAGCTGCATTAGAAGCACAGGCTCAACAGGAGCGATTGGCTAACCTTGTCAAGGTCACAGTCAATGCCCGTGATGCAGAGATTCAATCTCTCTATGATCAAGCCGATGCATTGCAACAAATTGGCGTAGTCAATAAAGAAAACATCACACAAACTCAGTCACAACTCGCAACATTTAATCTTCAGATAGACACAATTAAAACCCTGACTCCTGCCATCCTTGACTATGTAACAGCGGAAAAGGGCGCAGCGGCTTCTGCTGATCAGTTTAAGCAGATGACCAATGGTCTGGCACAAGCCCTTAATGGCAACTTTGCTTCTCTTACTAAAGTCGGTTTTGTGCTTGATGAACAAACAAAGAAAACAATTAAGTCAGGTACTGAAACAGAGCGCGCAGCAGCTTTGGTCAAGGTGCTTGATTCAACCTACAAAGACTTTAACAAAAACCTTGCTAACACTCCTACTGGTCAAATGCAGAAATTGGCTAATGCAGCCGATGATGCTAAAGAGATTATTGGTCAAGGTCTCATCGATGCCCTTGTCGGTCTAGGTGAAGATAAGAGTGTCCAGAACCTAGCGACAAATATGCAAAACTTTGCTATTCAAACTGCAAATGTCATTCGTGGTATCGGTAAGTTAATTGAGAAGATTCAGGCTTTAGATGACAAACTTCCTGATTGGTTAAAGTTTGATACTGCCATGATCCCGATTGTTGGCGCTTGGTTCGATATTGCAAGATCAGCCGGAACATTAGCAGCTGTGCAAAAGTCTTCTGATAATCAGCATCTAAAGTCCCTTGAACAGCAGTACAAAGTAACCAACAAAATGGCTAATACTGCTAAAAAGTTAACTGCTGAAGAATTGAAGAAACTGAAAGCTGCTAAGTTAAAGCAAGCAATCGACAAGGCTAACCTCGCACTTGGCAAGGGTGAAGAAATCTTTGATCTAGACAAGATCCAGATTGCCGCAGCACTTACTTCTCAGGCTGAACAACTAGGCAAGGCAACTTCATCTGCACAAATGCTACAAATTGCTAACGATACTGCGCGCCTAAATGTAAAGCAGTCAATTCTAAACTTAGAAGAAGCAATTGCTTCTAAGGATCAAGCTGCTATTGAAGCAGCAACTAAGAAACTTAATGCTGATCTCGCTGTGCTTAATGCCTTAACTGGCCAGAACACTCAGATGGCTGCTATCGAATCAATCCTTTTAGGATTGACTCCTAAAGATTTAATCGATCAAAAGAATTTAGATGAAGCTTTGCGCAAGATTCAAGAGATGCTAAAACTTCTGGCCGGATTCAAGTGGCCTTCAGGTGGCCCTTCAGGTGGGCCTTTAGGCGACCCGTTTGATGATAAAAAGGGTCAAAAGACTCTTACCCAAGCTAGAAGTACTGATGAGATTAATAAAGCCAATGAAGAATTGGGTGGAGTTATCTCAGTCATCGGTGACAACGGCAGAGAGTTTATCAAGCTAATCGATGGCATGGCTCAGGTTTATCAGACCATTGACGATGTCGGCTCACTTAATGCTTTGACTAATCTTTACGCAGGTGGAGCAATTAATCCTTTCAATGCTGGATCTTTCCGAGAAATGGAAGGCGGCTCACTATTTAGTTCAGGAGCAGTTGGATCGCGTGACCGCGACATCAACATCACCATTCAGGCTAACACCATTGCTAACCCAGATGAGTTAACTAACATGATTCAGAATTCTTTGATCTCATTGAATAAGCGTGGTGACTACATTACGACTGCTGGCGCACTATGACCAGACCAGTAATCAATGTCGTAATCGACTTTTCTACAGGTGCAACCTTTGGTTTTCCCTTTATCATCGGTGAGTCTAGGATTGGTGGTGGAGATGTATTCTCTGATTCACCTAGCAGCCTTGTCGTGGATGTATCTAACCTTCTAGATTCTGTACAGACTAACCGAGGACGGCAGTTATCAGCTGAGCAGTTTAATACTGGCACAGCATCCATTCGCATCATTGATCAGAATGGTGACTTCAACCCACAGAATACATCCAGCCCGTATTACACCTATCTCAATCCAATGCGCAAGATCATTGTGACCGCAACATGGGAAGGAGTTAACTATCCTGTCTTTGCTGGCTACATTACAAGCTATAACACGACCACGCCTAAGTTCGAGGGTGATCTTGTTTACACCACAGTCACGGCAGTCGATGGCTTCCGCCTATTCCAGAATGCACAATTCTTCGGTGTGGCTGGAGCAATTGCAGGTGAGACCACAGGCACACGCATTACTAAGATCCTAGATAGCATCGGCTGGCCTAACTCCCAGCGAGATATTGACACAGGACTTACTACCTGTCAGGCAGACCCAGCAACCCAGAGAACAGCCCTAGCAGCCCTTCAGACGGTCGCACAGACTGAGTATGGTGCTTTCTATATGGATGGGCAGGGAAGGGCTGTATTCCAAGATAGAACCGTTACTACGGCATCTGTAGCAACCACGCCTATAGTATTTAATGACAATGGCACGGGCATTGGCTACTTTAATGTCAAGTGGGTTTTTGATGATTCTCAGATCTATAACAAGGCAACTGTTACTCGCACAGGCGGCACAGTCCAGACTGCACAGAATGCAGCTTCTATCGCTAAGTACTTTACCCACTCTTACAACGCATCTGGCCTTCTCATGGAGACCGATGCAGAAGCACTTAACTATGCCCTTGCCTTCATCGCATCACGGCAGGAGACATCTATCCGCGTAGACGAGTTAACCCTTGATCTACAGCAGGACGGCTACAGCGCAGGAAAGATCGCAGCATTGAGCTTGGACTTCTTTAGTCCAGTTACAATAACTACCACTCAGCCTAACTCGACTACCTTGACAAAGACTGTCCAGATCTTCGGTGTTAACCATCAAATCACTCCTAGTTCGTGGAAAGTCAACTACACCACGGCAGAGCCAATCATCGATGGATTCATCATAGGATCGCCTGTATCGGGTATCATAGACACTAGCGTTTTATCTTACTAAGGAGTAACAATGCCAACAGGATTGCCAGCAACCACAGGAGATGTCCTATCTTCGACCATGTACAACAGCCTTACTGCCTTTACTGTTGGCACAGCTAACACAGCAGACTACACAGCAGTCAGCGCAGATCAGTATCAAGTCCTAGAGATCATGAACAAAGCAACAGCGATTGCTTTTAAGATCCCTACTAACGCATCTGTTGCTTTCCCTATCGGTACTGTTATTACAGTGCTTAACATTGGCGTGGGTGTCTGCACGATCTCAGCTGTAACATCTGGCACTACCACAGTCCTTAGCGCAGGTGCAGTACCAGCATCTCCAACCCTTGCACAGTATAAGTCTGCCGCTTGCATCAAGACTGGCACAGATGCATGGTATGTGGTGGGCGGCATTGCTTAATTCATTCGCAGCAGTCTTAGACTCAGGTGGCGCAGGTGGTGGTGGTTCTTACGAGTCCATTGCTACGGCTAATCCCAGCGGCACAACTGTAACCTTTAGCTCGATCCCATCGACTTATAAGCATTTACAAATACGAGGCTTGGCAAAAGATTCGATAACTAATGGAAATACTTTAGTTGAAATAGGTGTGCGCTTTAACGCCGATACAGGAAACAATTATGCATATCACTCACTAACTGGTAACGGGTCAACAGCTTCAGCAAGCGCAGTTACAGCACAGCCACAGATAATCGTATCTGATGGCAATTTAAGAGAGTTATCAGCATCCTCTACTTTCGGTGCTTCCATCATTGACATTATTGATTATGCTTCAGCAACTAAGAATAAAACTTTACGCTATATGGCTGGTGTAGATACCAACTCAACTAACGGCTCAGTGGGAGTAGGTTCTGGTTTATGGCTTAACACTGCTGCAATCACCTCAATTACTTTATTTTCCAACAACACAACTTTTAAGGCAGGTTCAACTTGGGCACTATACGGAATTAAGGGAGCGTAAATGCCATCAACATACGAGCCAATAGCTACCACGACTTTAGGCAGTGCAGCATCATCTATTACCTTCTCTAGCATTGCTGCTACCTATACGGATTTAAGGATAGTGCTTGCAAATGCATTTACTTCCTACGCATTAGATACTGCAAAAATAAGATTTAATGGAGATACTGGAAGCAATTACTCAGATACTTTATTAACTGGAGATGGAGCAAGTGCTTCGAGTTCAAGGCGCACATCTGTAACGAGTGCAACTATTGGCCGAGTAGGTTTTCAATCAACAAGACCTGCAATGATTTTAGTGGATGTATTTTCTTACGCTGGATCTACAAACAAAACCTTTCTTAGTGCAGATGCAGCAGATCAAAATGGATCAGGTGAAGTAAATCGCTCTGTTGGTCTATGGCGCAACACCGCTGCAATAACAAGTATTACTTTAATGAACGTTACCTTTGAAGCTGGTGCCATCGCTACTCTGTATGGGATAAAAAATGCCTAGTACCTACACACTCATCTCATCCAATGTCCTTAGCAGTTCTGCTGCATCTGTTGCTTTTACGGTTATTCCTAGCACTTATACGGATTTAGTGTTAAGAATTAGCGGAAGAACAGACACGGGAGCAGCAGCAAATGACCTACAAATTAGATTCCAATCTGGAACTGGTGTAAGTACTTATTCGTGGACGCGTATCATTGGAAATGGTAGTGCTGCATCAAGTAGTAGTAACACAGGAGATTTTGCTATTACATCAAATGATACGATGGTGGGCGGAACGGCAACGGCTGACACTTTCAATTCAGCCGAGGTTTATATTCCTTCATACACCGTTGCACAAAACAAACCAATTTCTTTAGTTTCTTTTCAGGAAAGAAACGCAACTACGCCAGTAAATATGAACGCAGTAGCGGGCTTATATAGAAATACAAGCGCAATAGCAAACATTTATATTTTTCCTGGTAGCGGTAACTTTGTCTCAGGTTCATCTTTCTATCTATACGGCATATCGAAATCATAAGGAGCAACAATGACAACAGCAATCGAAGTAAACTGCGAAACAGGCGAGGTCATCGAGCGTCCATTGACAGCCGATGAGATCGCAGCCAATGAAGCAGCAGCAGCACAGGCAGAAGCAGATCGCCTAGCGGCAGAAGCAGAAGCAGCAGTCAAGGCTCAGGCTAAGGCTGCGCTACTAGAGAAGTTAGGCATTACAGCTGATGAAGCGAAGCTCTTACTTGGATGAAGGTAAAACTCTCTAGAGCTGCTATCCAATTAAGAGAGCAGATAGATGACTCGTTCCCAGATCGTGACCGGCTATCGGATGGTTGGATCGGTGATACCCGACACGCTGCTCGCAAGTCTGATCATAATCCAGATGAGCAGGGTTGGGTACGCGCCATTGATGTCGATCGTGACCTATTCAAGGGATCAAAGCCAGACATCATGGGCGATCTTGCAGATCAGCTTCGTACCATATCAAAGTCAAAAGCAGACACGCGTATTAGTTACATCATTTTCGATGGACGAATTTGCTCCAAGATCCTTAACTGGAAGTGGCGCAAGTACACAGGGGCAAACAAGCACACAAAGCACATGCATGTCTCGTTTAAGAAAACGGCTGACAATGATGGCGCTTTTTTTCAAGTATCTATGTTAGGCGGAGAATAATGAAGAACATGAAGAACCCTGCAATCCTTGCTGCTGGAGCTTTTCTAGCTGCTTGGGCATCTAGCAACTTTGACCTTGACTACCGCGCAATCCTATGGGCTGTGCTATCAGGCGTGTTCGGTTATGCGAGTCCTAAAAAGTGACACAGACAGATTTCTTTCAGCTCTACATAGCAACCATCGTGGCACTAGGTGGTCTATCAGGCTTTGTCATCACTCATCTATTGACAGAGATTAAGCGCCTTCATGCGCGTGTCGATGAGATCTATAACATACTCTTAGAGCGATAATTTCTTTATGGCAAGAAAAGCAACTAAGGCGTTAGAGGAACAAGGTTACTCAAAGCTTGATGCTTATTGCATTGGGCTTTATGAGTATTTCTGCTCACTTAAAAGAGCAGGTTTCGCAGAGGACATTGCTATGTTTATGATTACAGAGCCACAGGCTTACCCTCATTGGATCCTTCCAGACCAAGTAGAGCCTGATAAGTATGGCAACTATGAAGATGAGGATGACGATTAAGCGAATTGTCGTAGTCTCGGACTTACAAGTCCCATACCATGACAGGGTTGCAACTCGTAACCTTGCTAGCTTCATCTCTAAGTTTAAGCCAGATCAAGTAGTCACCATTGGCGATGAGATCGACCTTCCCCAGATAAGCAAGTGGGAAGAAGGGCGCATGGGCAGTTATGCCCAGACCCTAGATGATGATCGCAACGAGGCTGTTCAGCTTCTCTGGGAGTTAGGCGTAACAGACTGCATCCGTAGCAACCACACAGATCGCCTATATAACATCATTATGGCTAAAGTGCCAGCGTTCGGGGCTTTGCCAGAATTGCGCTTTGAGAAGTTTATGAAGTTTGATGAGCTTGGCATTACTTTCCACAAGAATCCTATGCCTATTGCACCTAACTGGATTGCAGTACATGGAGATCACACACCAATCAAGCCACAAGGGGGCTTATCAGCCCTTGAAGCAGCCCGTAGGCATGGTAAGAATGTCATCTCAGGACATACTCACAGAGCAGGCAGATCAGCCTTCTCAGAGGCTTCTGGGGGGCGTATAGGGCGTGTCCTGCATGGTGTTGAGGTAGGCAATCTCATGGACTTTAAGCAGGCTGCATACACTAAGGGTGTGGCTAACTGGCAACAAGCCTTCGCCATCATCTATGTCAATAAGGCTAAGGTGCAGGTCGATCTAATCAACATCGAGAAGGACGGCACATTTATTGTGGCTGGAAAGTCCTACGGCAGACCTAGATAATCGTTATCATTTCGTTATCAGAATGTGCTTGATTAGTCTGGGGTTTATGCAACACTAAAGCCATGACAAGCACAACGACACTAATCAAAGAAGAATTTTGGACACTTGTGTGCGAAAAGCACGGGTTTACTTGTGACTTTAAGACGAAGAAGAAAGCTTTAGAGTGGAAGAATAATTCATCAATGTGGTGCGAAAAGTGCTAACAACTACTAAAGAAAAGGGCAAATAAATGAGCTTTGAGATGCCAATGATCGTGCTGCTTCTAGCAGCTAATGCATTATGGTACTTGGTCGGTTGGGCTAAGGGCTTTAACGAAGGCAAGCGCGAGGGTCTAATCGTTGCTAAGTCATTTCAGCGAGTGACAACAGATGCGCGCTAATGAAATCCTACTCACCGCAACAGACACGATCCGTGACCGTGGCCTTTCATACGGCCACCCTGCGGATAACCTGCAACACACCGCAATGCTCATTAGCGCATACTTACAGACACCAATACACGACTATCAGGTGGCAGGGATCATGGTCTTGGTTAAACTTGCACGAACTAATCAGTCAGCACAGCACATCGACAACTGGGTCGATCTATGCAGCTACGGCGCACTCGCAGGGCAATTAGCCACAGAGGAGAATGAGCTTTATGTTTAATTTAGCCGATTACGAGACAGTCGAGGTAAGACTTGAAAAGTTTATTAAAGATTATCCAGATTTTCGCATTGCAACTGAGTTGGAAGTGGTCGAGAAAGATCGATACATTGTTAAGGCTTATTTATTTAAGACTTCTACGGATAGCGTTGCGTGGACAACAGGGTACGCTGAGGAAAAAGTTACTGATAGAGGTGTTAATAGCACTTCAGCATTGGAGAATTGTGAGACTTCAGCAATTGGCCGCAGCCTTAGCGCGGCAGGTTATGCAGCTAAAGGAAAGAGACCAAGCCGAGAGGAAATGACCAAGGTTGTAGCTGCTAAGCCAGTCAAACCACCTGTTCAGGAAGTTAAGGCAGATGATCAAGATTACTGGACTACGCCTGTTAATGAATATAACAAAGTAGTCGATGCGCCTGTCACACTTGACAAGGCATTAGATCTTGTGCAGGACATCTTAGGCACAGGTGAAGCACAAGAAGCACCACAATGCAAGCATGGACACATGAGATGGCGTGAAGGTGAGAAGAACGGTCGTGCTTGGGGTGGTTATCAATGCAATCAAATGAACGCAGGTGGAGTTAAGTCTGATTGTCCGCCTGTTTGGTATCAGCTTGGATCAGATGGTAAATGGCATCCACAGAAGGCGAGAGTTTAATGGGGTACATCGAGGTTTATAACATAGACAAAGATGGTGAATGGACTGATCTGGATGATATTCCTATGATCACAGTCATTAACTGTCAGCTGTGCAATGAGCCAACAGAAGCTCATGACATCATCATCCCAGCAGTAATCAAAGATGGTGTGCTAACTGCCGGTACTTGGCAATGTAGGAAGTGCAAGGCAGTCAATGGATAACGAGAAGCTCTTTACGGCTATGATCATTACAATGTTTATTGCAGGTTTAGTCATGGGCTTCATACTTGATGCCTAGTCAGCACAGGAAACACAGAGGTTTCCGCACAGAGCGCGTAGTAGCTGAGTACCTATCGACTTGGTGGCAAGGCGCATGTGTGGGAAGGGGTAGCGGTAAGGATATTGTGAATGTTCCGTTCGATGTTGAAGTCAAAGCCCGTGCTGGATTTCAACCTCTTGCGTACATTAAGCAATTGAAAGCTCGAACAGCCATTTCGGGGGAATTAGGCTTTGGAGTGATTAGACTCAACGGACAGGGTGAGGATGCGCGTGACTATGCCGCGATAATCCGACTTGAGGATCTCTTACCGCTACTCATATTAAGATATGGTCACTTAGACAAAGAACCTACAGAGGCAGACATAGACCGATGCTCTGGATGTGGGTCATACATGATAAGGAAGTGTTTAACTTGCCAGCCTATGACTACAAATGCTCACGATGCAATCTTAGTCAAGAGATCAATCATGGATGGCACAATCGACCAGTAGTTCTATGCAACTATTGTAATGAGCCGATGACTAAAGTTATTGGGGCAGCAGCTACGCACTTTAAGGGTAAGGGCTTCTACACTACGGATAAATAGTTATCCACAGAAGTTATCCACAGGGGGTAATCATGAAACGACACGCCGTTCTGAACAGGACTTTTAGTTATGTCCTTGACCTATGGGCTATGCTACTTAGGCAGAGCCCTTCAGGGGCTCACCCCGAGCCGCTTAAGCGGATAGCTCGGGGGGTGCTAATAGCATTAGTGGGATCTCTATGCTTAATTCCTGAAGCAGGTGGATCTAAACCCAAGCAATATGTAAGCTATAAAGAATATGCATTACATCTATTACATTATGACTATAAGCAATATAGCTGCTTAACTAAGTTATATGGCAAAGAATCAGCATGGAATCCTAAAGCTCGTAATGGCTCACACTATGGAATACCACAAGGTAGAAGTGTGTGGCTAAGAGATCAAGATGGCTATACTCAGGTACGATGGGGCTTGTCATACATAGAGCATAGATACTCTAATCCATGCAATGCTTATGATCATTGGAAGGCAAAGAATTGGCATTAGATAAGTTGAACAGCAGACGCTACCGTGAACAGCGTGAGCGTGTGTTCAAGCGTGATGGTCGCTTCTGTCAGATATGTGGTACAGATGAGGGTGAGATGCATATTGACCATGTAATTAGTCGTAAGTCTGGGGGCGATCACAGCTTAGAGAACCTGAGAGTCCTCTGTAAGTCGTGCAACCTACGCAAGGGTGCGCTCAATGATGGGGTTTTTTTAGCACGTATGGCTACCCCCCCTGTCTTTCTTGGCAATATCTCCCCGATGCAGTCCGAAACGATGCTGGACAGTCCTTTTAAGACCCGACCCAATCCGAGTCAATGACAGACAAGCCTAGAAAGCGCAAAGCCCTACGAGGGGCAACCAAGCCGAGGCTTCACAGTCCACTTCTCAAGGGCGAAAACAAGCTGCAAGATGTTAAAGATCTCTGCAAGATCGTAGACATGGATCTAATGCCGTGGCAGGAGTTCGTGCTTAAAGATATGTTGACTGTGGACAAAAAAGGCAACTGGATTCGTAAGACAAACTTAATCTTGGTGGCTCGGCAGAATGGTAAGACACATCTGGCGCGTATGCTCATACTGGCTCACCTTATAAAGTGGAATACCAATGTCCTTATTATGTCCTCAAACAGAAGCATGGCCTTAGACACATTTAGACAAGTCACTCACCTACTGGAGACCAATGACCACCTTAAAGGATTCGTTAAACAGATCAGACACGCCAACGGCACAGAGTCAATTGAGATGCTATCTGGAGCAAGGCTTGATGTTGTCGCAGCAACTAGAGACGGCTCTCGCGGTAGATCAGTCAATGGATTGCTCTATATCGATGAAGTCCGAGAGATCACAGAAGATGGATTTAGAGCTGCTACTCCTACAACTAGAGCTCACCCAAATTCTCAAACGCTTCTTACCTCTAATGCAGGAGACGCTTTCAGCACTGTACTCAACGACCTACGAGAAAGAGCTATCGACTATCCACCCAAGTCTTTTGGATTCTATGAGTATTCAGCCCCTCAATACTGCAAAATAGACGATCGCAATGCATGGGCTTTGGCTAACCCCTCACTCGGTTACACGATTACAGAGGATGCGATCGAGGAAGCGATTGCTACTTCACCGATTGAAAACACTCGCACGGAAACTCTTTGCCAATGGATCGATTCTCTCAGTAGCCCGTGGCCTCATGGCATTCTTGAGGAAACATCTGACTCAGAATTAGAGATGGCAGTAGGTGCTTACACAGTATTCGGCTTTGATGTCAGTCCAAGTCGTAGAAATGGTTCACTTGTTGCCGGCCAATTACTGCCAGACGGCAGAATTGGCATTGGCATTCTAGAGACTTATAGCTCTCAGGTTGCTATTGATGAGCTCAAGATGGCAGCAAGTATAAAGGCGTGGTGTGACATCTATAAGCCGCGCCTAGTCTGCTTTGATAAGTATGCCACCCAGACGATTGCAGATCGATTGCATAATTCTGGCGTAGTGGTCGAAGATGTCTCAGGCCAGCAGTTCTACAAAGCTTGCGGAGATCTCTTAGAAGTTTTAGTCAATCATCGAGTAGTCCACAATGGCCAAGCCGAATTCATCCAGCAGATGAATAATTGCGCAGCTAAGGTCAACGATTCGGCATGGCGTATCATTAAGAGAAAATCAGCTGGCGATATATCAGCCCCGATTGGCATTGCAATGGCAGTAAGCAAGTTAATGATCCCTCAACCAAAGCCTCAGATTTACACTTAGACACACCCCTACCACATTGTACAATTACTTGACAAATGGTATCCTTTATGACTATGGGTCTATTCCGCAAAACTGAAGCAATCAATAATGATCAGCGTTCATCGCTTTTAGCGCAATACGCCCCTCAAATTATGGGAGAGAATCTTAACTCCCTTTATAACTACATCCTGCCGCGCGTTCAACGCAATGAGGCGATGTCAGTTCCTTCTGTAGCTCGATGCCGCAATCTTCTTTCTGGAGTAATCGGAGATCTACCGCTTAACCTTTATCGTAAGTCAACAGGTGAAGAATTAGGCAATCCAATCTGGGTAGATCAACCTGCAATCAATCAACCGCGTTCAGTAACAATGGCGTGGACTGTTGATTCACTTCTTATGTACGGCGTGGCTTACTGGCAAGTTACAGAATTGTATGCAGAGGATGGCCGTCCATCTCGCTTTAAGTGGATTCCTAATGTGAAGGTTACATTCGAGACTGATCTTTACGGCATGGAAATCACACAGTATTACATCGATGCTGTTGCAGTTCCGATGCAAGGACTTGGATCTCTTGTAACATTTCAAGCATTTGATGAAGGTATCTTAGAGCGCGGATCTGAAACAATTAGAGCTGCAATCGATCTTCGCAAGGCAGCAGTTATTGCAGCCAGCACACCGATGCCTACTGGAGTGTTGCGAAATAACGGAGCAGATTTAGATCCTAAAGAAGTTGCAGGATTACTAGCAGCATGGAAAAACGCTCGTAACAATAGAGCTACTGCTTATTTAACATCTACTCTTGAATATCAACCGACATCATTCTCACCTAAAGACATGATGTACGATTCTGCCCAGCAATTCCTTAGCACGGAAATCGCCAGATTGTGCAACATCCCTGCCTATCTGTTGTCTGCTGAAATGAATAACAGCATGACTTATGCAAATGTATTAGATGAGCGCAAGCAGTTCTACTCTCTATCTGTCGCGCCTTATGTAAATGCAATTCAGGATCGTCTATCAATGGATGACATCACTGCTCGGGGTAATGCAGTTAAGTTCGATGTCGATTCATCATTCTTAAAGACAGAGCCTATGGAACGATTGCTAGTAGTTGAAAAAATGTTATCTCTTGGCCTTATCACAGTTGAACAGGCTATGGAGATGGAAGATCTAACACCTAACGGCAGTGAAGGAATCGAATAAATGGAAAACCAAGTAATCACTTTCACAGCAGGGCTTATTGCCAATGTTGAGGAAAGACTAATTTCCGGCAAGATCGTGCCAGCAGGTACAGGCGAAGTCGGTAACACTTCAGCAGGTAAGGTTGTATTCGAGAAGGGCGCAATCGCACTTCCAGAAGATCCTAAGACTGTCAAGCTTCTTAATCAGCATGACTCACGCCAGCCACTAGGCAAGGCAACACAATTCACAGAGCAAGAAGATGGCATCTATGCATCGTTCAAGGTCTCACGATCTAATCGTGGATCTGAAGCTCTTATCCTTGCAGAAGAAGGATTGCAGTCAGGTCTTTCAGTAGGCGTAGAAGTAATTAAGTCAAAGCAGAAGGGCAATGTGATGTTCGTATCCGCTGCCAAGTTGCTAGAGGTTTCATTGGTAACAGAGCCAGCATTTAAGTCTGCTCAGGTTATCGATGTAGCGGCTGAGGAAACTCCAGAGGTCGTAGAAGAAAACACAACAGAAAGCGAGACAGCTGTGGAGAATACTCCAGAGACAGTTGCAGCACCAGCAGTAGAAGCAGCAGCGGTTGAAGCTGCTCGTCCAACTGTAGTGACAGCAACTACATTCGTGCGCGAGCGCGTAGCACCAATCACATCAGCACAATACCTAGAAGCTAATCTAAAGGCAGCACTAGGTGATGACGAAGCACGCCGCACAGTTCGTGCAGCAGATGATTCGACTTCAACAAATACAGGTTTGACTTTGCCATCTCACCTAAATACTTTCATCACAGATACATTTACAGGCCGTCCAGCATTTGAAGCTGCAACTCGCGGTTCACTTGCAGGAATTGATGGAATGTCTTTCACGGTTCCACGACTTTATGTTAATGCGACTTCAGCAGATGTTGCTCCAACAGTTGCAGACACAAACGAAGGTGCAGCACCATCAGAAACTGGGATGACCTCAGCTTATGACACGATTTCGATCGAGAAGTTTTCTGGATTGCAGCGTGTATCTTTTGAGCTCGTAGATCGCTCATCTCCAGCATTTATGGAATTAATGATGACTGAACTTCGCAAGGCGTACGAGAAGGCAACAGATGCAGCACTTCTAGCTGCTTATGTTTCAGCTGGAACAACAGCAACAGCAACAGCAGCAACAGCAGCTGGATTGCAGTCATTCGTATCAGTAGAAGGCGCAGCAGCTTACAAGGGTACAGGCGGAGACTTTGCTAACAAGCTAGTCGCTTCGACTGACGCTTGGGCAGCGATTGCAGGATTTGCGGATACAACTGGACGCAGCCTGTACTCAGCTCAGGGTGCTACTCAGAATGCATCAGGTAACGCAGTAGCTACATCTGTAGTTGGTGGCGTACTTGGCACAGACCTAATAGTTGACCACAACATCACAACATCAGGCGTAATCGATAACTCAATGTTCTTGGTTGCTCCATCATCTGTTTACACATGGGAATCACCAACAACACAGCTTCGCGTCAATGTATTGACAACAGGCGAGATCGAAATCAACCTTTACGGATACTTAGCAATCTACCTTGCTAAGTCAGGTAAGGGTGTTCGTAAGTTCAACCTAACTTAATAAAAACAGGTAACTAAGTCGCTCTAGGGGGTCAGTAGCCCTCTGACTCCCTAGAGTCTTTAGAAAGGAAATC